CAATGCTAAAGATTGGCTTAATATACTGGACCGTACCTTTTTGTTCTTCAACTGCCTCGGTAACTGCTACTACAACGTCTCCCTCTAATTTGTTGGAGCCACCAACCCTTTTTTCAAATTCAAACCATTCTTTAACAGCACAGCCCTTGAGTTGAAAGTTAACAAGCTCGTATCCTGCGCCAACCTTAGCCATAGCGTAGACAGACTTGGTGAACTTAACGCCTTGCACGTTGTTCTTCAATTCAGCAAAAGTGCCAATGAAAACGATGCCGTCTTTATTGCGCAGAGTAAGTTTATCTCCCGGAGCATACACTTCATTAGCCCAGAGTGCACTGTTATTTCTATCGTCCCAGCCCTTGGCAGTGCTGAGTTGGTCAAGGACAATAAAACCCGTGTCCTGTGGTAATGTTCTGGACTGTTGGGCTTCTTTATCGTAAAACTCCCATGTGGAAGCTTGTGTGTTCCATTGAAGGAACTTGGTAGCAGGGTTTGATGACCCTGTTGATCTTGGTTTAGTTCTAGACATAATATTATTGGTTGTTGATTTGTTGATGTTGAAGAAATGTGAACAAAAGATCAAGCATTATTTTTGTTTTTCTTTCGCTCTGCGTTCTCAGCCTTGGTCTTGATTGAATGGCAGCCAACACAGATAGCCTGGAAGCCACCTATTTCACAGAACAGTCTGGCTATGAGCGCATCCCAGTTGTCAAAGCCAGTGACCGGGACGATGGGGTCGATGTGATCTGCTCTCATGTCCTTGGCAGGAAATAGTTCCCCGCAAACAGAGCACTTGTGCAGCTTACACTTGCGCCCTGTTGCGGGGTTCACACCATCACGAACAAAGGCAGATCTAATAGCTTCATACTTAACAGGCCATTGAGCACGACGCAAGGCAGACATGATAAAGCTCCTGTATCGAGCCTTAGTCCACTGACCTGAGTTGTATGGCTTTTCTACTTTCAAATGAGTCTATTGATCAATGTTACAAAAGCCTTGGCTGCGGTTTGAGGAACTACTCCGTTTCCCAAGAGCCTAAGTCTGTCCACCCTACTGGAAGACCCATTAGATGTTCGACCCAATCTGGATTCAGCTTGCCCATTGCTTGGGTTTGTGCTGGTAAGTCCTTCGTCTGTCCCTTGTAGGCTCGACCCTCTGCCCCCTTCCAGTCCCTTGCTTGCGGTGTTGACCACGACTCTTGGCTCTTCCCATTCGTATTGAGGTTCGCCTGGTCTTGAAGGCCAACGTGTGCCACACGCTGACCAAGTGTCTGCTTGGATGGGTTCGCCCTGCTTGGAGGAACTGTGGCATTGGTATCCTTCCAGTCCCTTGTGGTTGCTGTTGGCCAGTTCTGAGGTTCCCTGATCACCTTCTCCTCTAGGTAAAGTGGAACTGAGGTCTGTCCGTTTGACTGACGAAACTTCAGGCACTTCTCCATTGTCTCCTCGTCCCTTACTCGATTCACTGCTGTGGGAGTTGGCCAGTTCTGGGCTGCCTTGCGGCTGTGATCCATACATCCTGCGTTCTTCTCCGCTCTGGTCTGTGCCAGTTTCTCTGGAGTCCGAACTATATTCACGTGGTCGAAGGTTTGAGGCGTTGCCCAGTTCTTCACTTGGGTGCTGAGTCCGTCCCCGCTTGTCTTGCTCGCCCCCTTGCGGTTGTGATTCCCGCATATGTTCGGAGTTGCCCAGTTCTTCTGCTTCTCGTGAGTCTCCACTGCATCCTTTCGCACCTGAGACTGCAAGCCCTTCTGCTGGCTGTTCGGTCCCTGTGGCTTCTCCGCTTGGCTGGCTGTCGGAGACACCCAGTTCTCTTCGTGAGTCTCCACCGCATCCCGCAGTTTCGCTCCGAAGGTTTGGTTGCTCTTGTGCCTCTTGCTCTTGAAGCCTTGATCCGTCATCTCCGTTTCGATGCGTCCACCCTCCGCGTCCGATGTCCTCGCTGTTGGCCATCCCAAGGATGAAGACTCGCTTTCTCTGATGAGGTGCGCCGACTTCTTCCGCTGAGAATATTCCTGCCGTTGCTCGATAACCCATTCCTTCCAACTCTCTGAGGACATATTGGAGAACTGGCTCTCCGTCTGCTGTCTTGCAGGAGAGGATCCCTTGTACGTTTTCGAGAAAGCAAATTCGAGGTTGGCATTCTCTGATTCCGTTTGCGATGTAGGGGAAGAGATGTCTGGGGTCTTCAGTTGCTTGACGCTTTCCAGCAGCACTAAAGGGTTGGCACGGGAAACCTCCAGAGAGAATGTCCACGCATCCTCGAACCTCTCTGTATGGGAAGGTCTTAACGTCCGTGAAGACAGGTGCTGCATCCAGTTCTCCCGCTTCCATCTTTGCAACCAGGTTCGCGATAACGAATCCTTCCCTCTCCACGTAAGCGATTTCTCGCAGATTTGGGAGAACTCTTCGGAGTCCAAGTCCAATGCCTTCGTATCCGCTACAAAGGCTGAGATGTGTAATTGCTTTGGTAGTATCCACATTGTATCCTTTCTATGATTGTTCGTCCATGTCCATGACATAGCCGAGGGCTTCCCTGACAGTTTCAAATCCTTCTGCAACCCCCGTAAGTTGCTGACCAGTAGGTGAATAGATGGCAACGCATCTGTGCTTGTTCTTTGTAACTTCTCCCTCGGAGGCGAAGAAGCAATAGGTGTAACCCTGGTTATCTATTAAATCTAACAGATCGCTGTCGCAACGTGGAGCCCTTTGTTGCAATGCTTTGGTGATATCAGCCACCTTAACATAGGGATGTGGGATGCCAACTTCTCCATACTGCAAACGCTGTAGTGATACATCGTCTACGTCTAGGGCAAAGACCTCGGTGTAGGGGTCGATCTGTTCGGTGCTTACTTTTATTTCATTCATTTTTATACTTGGTTTATGGTTTAAACTTCAACTCCACGCATTTGCATGATAGAGATGAGAGCCTTTTTTCTAGCTATTCTTTTCTTTGCATTCTCTTTCCTAAAAAGATCATACATACTTGCAACATCTGGATCAACCGGTTCATTAAACAGTTCCTTGCGCATAACGCGTTCATCAAACGTCATGTCCTTAAACTTCCTGTTGCGTAAAGCTTTGAGTTTTTCCGTGGCAGCTTTTTGTTTTTCTGATCTCATCTCTATACCCTTATGCTTAGGTTGGCAAGGGCATCGTCTACACCCTCAATAAGTTCTTTGGTAGGTATTGAACTGACGACCTCTAGTCTATCCTTCAGATCATTCTTCTCCTGCGACAGTGCCTTGCGCTGTTCGGTCATTCTCTCGATGCGGTAGGAAAGAGTGCGTGACTCTTGGCGTATCATATCTATGCGCGTTTGTATGCGCTCGATGTTGTCTTGTTTTATATCCATTATTTTAGTGTTGGTATGGTTTTTACTATGTCGGTGATTAGTTCGTTATCTAGGAGTGCTTCTGGTAAAGGTTTCCTCCAGATGGTCACAGTATTTAGGCAAGAATAATACTGGTCAAGAGAAAAACCTTCCTTCTCATAAATATTTTTAGCCTGCTCTGGAACACTAAGCTCTGGGTTCCCATATTTCTTAATAAGTTTCTCTGCTTTTACCTTGCCGATGCCCTTCATGCCTTCGATGCAATCGGTGCTATCTCCCATGAGTAGTTGCACTAGCCAATTGTGGTCAGCCTCTTCTTGGCTCACATAGGTAGGCCAGTCGTCCTTGTCCCAATTGTAGTGCCACCCAGGCACAGACAGCATATCTTTATCTATGCTACATATAATAGGCTTCTCTACCTTCCCATTGGTAGATATTATGCCTAGTAAATCATCAGCTTCTAGCTGGTCATGCTGATACCACCTGTCCGCATACATCTCTTTCATAACCTTGCTCAATGGATCATACAATGGCGGCTTTTCTCCCCTGTTACCTTTATACTTGGGATAGAGTGTCTTGCGAAAGTTATTGCGACCAGATACCACCAGGTAAAACTCAGAAGCCTTGCATCCCATGACACATTGATCAATGGCTTGTCTACACATTGATTTTAATGTGAGCAGGTTTGTTCCTTCAGTCTCTGCTTTAGCGGCATGTTTGAATAGTATTATTTCTACATCTAGCAGAGCAGTTTTCTTATCAGTTTTTTTATTCATGTAATAGTATAATGGATTAAATAATTGTAAGGTCAATGCTTTTTACAGCCTCGTTCAAATTAGAGTTGCTTCTCGTTAGACATAGGTTCCCCATTACTGGTCAAACCTATGCCTTGCTAGAGCCTCAAATTATGAGTGTTCCCGCCGTCGATAGTGCCTTGGATCGTCGCGCGTGGTAAGTCCTGTATTACGCTAACCTTGGCTGTTCCTGCATTACTGCAAACCTTTTCTGCATAGTCGGGTTTCGGTCAAACTATGC